GCAAGGACTGCAAATGGAGTAGTGATTTGGGAGGCACAGTGCGACATCCTGCTGCGAAGTGGGGTTGTAGCAATCCGAAGGTGGGTTCCTATATCGATGTGGTGGACGGCGAGCGTGTGTATGTTGATTGTCATGAGGCGCGCGCATCTAAGCCCTGCTTTCACGATGGTCAGTTATGGGAGGCTAAAGCATGACCAAGATTTGCACACGCTGTAAGAGGGAACGCCCCACGATGTTCTTTTGTCAGGACAGCAAAGGCAGGCTAGCGTCATGGTGTAAACGATGCACTGCTGTATCTGTCCGACGTTCTAGGAGAAAGTATTACAGCAGTTCCCGTAATGCTCCAATCACCCTCGCAAAAATATAGCTGGTGCTCTCGCTGGACCATGACAAAGGTGGACAAGTGCGAGAGAGTGGAGTTTGCCAGTGCCCTACATCCACCACACTGGCATCGATAGCGGGGATGTGACCAATGGCCCAAAGAATGAATTATGGAAAAAGATTTGGTCACACCATAAAGCACCATAGCCTTACGTTTAATCCAACGCGAGGCCTGCCAAAGATATGGCAATATGTCGAGCAGCCTGAGAAGGGATCTCTTAAAGCTGTGATGCAGATTGCAAAGACTTTGTCAACTAGGTCCAACAAACGCGTGAAGAAGCTGCCAACGGCAGATGAGTTGTTGAATGCCAATAAAGCTAAACTTCGATAAAGACTGGTCGCGTGATGAGTTGGAGGTAGTCCTCGAGCACAACGCGGCATTGGCCCGTCAGAGGTACTGGGACTTTCGTCAGATCATGCACCCTGATATGGTGCGCGGATGGTTCCAGCGTGAAGTAGCAAATGAGTTCCAACAATTCCACGCTGATCTTATTGCGGGCAAAAGGCCAAAGCTGGTCCTGCAATCGCCACCACAGCATGGGAAGAGTTCACAGGTTACAGATTTCATTGCGTGGCTTGCAGGGAAGAACCCTCACCTTCGCACCATCTATGGATCGTTTTCAAATCGGTTGGGCATTCGCGCAAACCTGTGGCTGCAGCGAATGATAGATACGGATAAGTACAGGCGCATCTTTGGCACACGAATGGCCGACAATTCATTCTCGATTAGTTCTCACATGCCATTGCGGACGCGTGAGATCATCGAGTGGGTGCACGAAGGCCAAGCCACCGAAGGCTACTTCCGCAATACCACGGTCAATGGATCAGTGACGGGCGAAGGTTCGGACTTGGGAGTGATAGACGATCCGATCAAGGGCAGGGCTGAAGCGAACAGCATCGTCATTCGCGACAAGGTTTGGGACTGGTTAACAGACGACTTCATGTCGCGGTTCAGTGAAGGCGCAGGACTGTTGATGATCCTGACGCGATGGCACGTGGACGATCCAGCAGGGAGATTGCAAGAAGCATATCCTGATCTGAAGGTTCTCAGGTATCAGGCGATCGCGACGAAAGACGAAGATCATCGCAAGAAGGGCGAGGCTCTGTTTCCTGAATTGAAGAGCATCGAGTTTCTACGGAAACAACGCGAACCGATGACTCAGGCAGGGTGGGAGTCGGTTTACCAACAGAATCCCATTATTGTTGGCGGTGGCCTATTCCCAGTCGAGAAGTTCGGAGAGCCTCTGAAGGCCCGGCCCGATCGATCGCAAATAAAGAAGTCCATCCGTTATTGGGATAAGGCTGGTACGCAAGGTGATGGTGCGTACACGGCAGGCGTTCGTTTAGACTGGTTGAAGGAGGGTGGCTTTGTCGTCAGCGATGTTGTCCGTGGACAATGGTCCTTCTATGAACGTGAGCAGCGAATTAAACAAACTGCTGCAATGGACAACGCTGAGGGTCAATCCTGCGATATATGGGTCGAGCAAGAGCCTGGTAGTGGAGGTAAGGAATCGGCCGAACGAACCGTGCTCAACCTGGCTGGTTACAATGTTTTCAGGGATCGAGTGAAGGGTGACAAGGAACTAAGGGCAGAGCCGTATGCCGCACAAGTGCAGGCTGGGAATATTCGGCTCGTTGCGTCACAGCGATGGAATAGAGACTTTTTGGACGAACACGAAACGTTTCCGAACGGTAAGTATAAGGATCAGGTTGACGCAGCTGGTGGCGCCTTCGCAAAGCTTATGGCACGTCGGATTGAAATACCAACGTCAATTGCTTTACCAGTCTACGGGGATTGATAATGATCGAACTTTTATTGGTCGAAACGTACATACTGATTGGCGCGATACTGACCGCGCATTGCGTCTTTAAATTAGGAGCTCCGCGACATTGGTGGCAATTGCCCGCGTTGTTTCTGTTCTGGCCGATCGTCCTCGCGTATGTATATCTAACGGATATTTAAGGGGCACAATCATGAAGACGACCATTCTAACATTGTTCGCGGCGCTACTTTTCGTCTCTCCCGCATTCGCTGCCAAGCCAAAGAAAGAGGCACAGGCCCAGCAGCCCGTGTGTCGCACAGTCGCTGACGCCAAGAAGGTTGTAAAGAATCAGCAGGACGGCAGCGCCGTTGAGTATGAGCTGATCGGAGACGAGCTGAAGCAGTTCAATGATATGGTCAACAAGAAGACCGGAGCCACCGCACCTGATGGTATGGATATGCTGCTCGTGTTTAGCAAGCCTGGCGAGACTCTGTGGGTTGGCATGATTTTCGTCAAGGGTTGTATTGATCAGATCATCCCGATCAAGCCTGATGTCTTCAAGAAGCTCCTGGAACTTTCGAAGGGCGGGGACGACGGATCAATATGATGAACGATCAACAATTACGCACCATCGAACGTAACCTAAAGGCTTGCGTTTTGATGCTCAGCCTCACAGCTCTAGGTTTGTTCTGGTTGGTGCTGCGTCGCTACGGTGTAATTTAGTTAGCCAGCCAGCCCTGAAGGTAGGCTGGCGGGGGCGCGCCCATCCTGTTGCACGCTTTGACGCTGGCAGGATGGGCGCATTTATTTCACAGAAAGAGAACCAATGGCCAAACGACCTGCTAAGGGCGGAGCTCCAATTGCGAAGGCGGGATTTCTGCCACGCCTGTTCACGCAACAGCTGCCCCGCGTCAAACCATTCAGTGAGATGGGCGTCGCGGGTGTTCCTGTCTATGCGGGGTATGTCCTCAGCCCAGAACGCAATCCACGATTGGTTGGTCAGGAACGTTATCGCACGTTCTCAGACATACTCGCCAATGTGTCGATTGTCGCGGCTGGTGTAAGATACTTCCTCAACATCGTTGCACGTCCATCCTGGTCCGTTGAGCCTGCGGATGAATCTGACGCTGCGAAAAAGTCTGCCGAATGGTTGGAGGATGTGCTTTATGAGAGTATGCATACACCATGGTCGCGGATCATTCGACGTTGCGGCATGTATCGATTCCACGGCTTCTCGATCTCCGAATGGACTGCAGAGCGACGCGATGACGGCACGGTTGGATTTAGTGACATTGAATCCAGACCTCAATGGACTATTTGGCGATGGGAAGTGGATGAGCGTGGAACTGTTATTGGTGCATGGCAGCGTGATCCACTGACAGGGCGTGAGCTGGGCTTGCCCCGCGGCAAGATCATGTACCTGGTTGACGACACGCTAACGGATAGTCCTGAAGGAATGGGGCTGTTGCGTCATTTGGTCGAGCCTTCAGAACGATTGAAGGAATATCTTGATCAGGAATCAACCGGCTACATGCGCGACCTTCGTGGTATTCCGATGGGCTGGGCACCCATGGACGAATTGAATGAAGCTGTTGCTAAAGGTCAAATGACCAAAGCTGAGATGAATGCAGCAATCGATAGCTTGCAGGAATTCGTCAACATCGCGAAGAAGGGCCGCAAGACCAGTCTCGTACTCAACAGCCAACCATATATCTCACGGACAGAGACGGGCGACGTTATTACCTCGCAAAAGAAGTGGGGTATGGACCTTGTGTCGGGCCAAGCACCGGGCTTGGCTGAAGTCAGCAAAGCAATCGATAGGTTGAACTATGACATGGCACGGATCATTGGCTGTGAACATCTTCTACTTGGGTCTTCGTCCGCTGGTTCGTTCGCCCTCGCAAAGGAAAAGGCTTCTGACCTCTACCTTTTGGCGAACTCTGTGCTACGCGACATTCGTCTGCAAGCTCAGCATGACCTCGTCCAGCCGTTATGGTCATTGAACGGATTCCCTGATGAGCTGATGCCCAAGCTCAAATCGGAAGACGTGTCGCCCAAGGATGCGGAACAGATCGCGCGTGTGATGCGTGACATTGCGACGGCTGGTGCTCCAATGCCACCTGACGATGAAGCGATTAACTTCCTCCGCGATTTGTTGGGTGCTCCTCATTTGGACCTCAACAAGTACATGGACCAGATGATGCAACAGCAGCCAATCAATACGGTTGGTGGTGCAAAGGCAACAATGCAGGAAGACAAATCAGACCAGATAGAACAGCAGCAGGAGAATGGTGGCGGTTCTGGTGGTGGTGTTCAGAAGCGGCGCAAAGACATTGATATGGAGAAGACCATTCGCGAACTGAAGAAGGTGATTGGTTCGACGGCCGGCGACTATATCGATGATTTTGTCCATTCGGGCAATAAGAAGTTCAAAGGCAAGTCAAAGCAAGAGCGCATCAACATGGCTTTGGCTGCGTATTATGGTAAGGCTTATGACGATGAAGAAATAGAAAAGATTGGTTGGACAGACGAAGCTCGCGCGGCTGCAGCTGAGGCAAAAAAGAATAACCAAGTTAAGTATCATGGTCGAGAGGGAAGGCGCGTCAGCGGAAAGTATCAGATGGTGCATGTTGTAAGCGTTGGCCCAGAGAACAATAGCAAGACTTACGAGGTTCAGGCCTCAACCAAGGAAAAGGCAATTGATCAGGCCTTGGAACGTCATTTCACCAAAGTCCAAAAGGTCGTGCCATACGCAGAAGCTGAACCTTATCGCGACGAAGACGATTCCATTACGCCAACTGCCGTAAACCATCCAAGTGCTCGTATGACTTCATATGAGGGTGCAGCAGCGAATGATGCAAAGCCCTCGGGACCGAGTGCGCGTTCTGTTCATGAGGGTCGCGCGGAAGCGTCAGCGACGGGTGGTAAATCAGATCCAACGTCTGATGCTCTAGTTCCTGGAAGTGGTTTGAAAACAAGAGGGCGCAGGAGAGTAGTGTGAGCGATATTGAAGATGAGAAACCAAATGCGGCGTATATAGAGGCGATGATGCAGTTGGTGCGAGATAACGAAACTAAGGCTATGTTCAAGCGTGTACCAAGAGAGCCGACGAAAGAAATGCTGGATGCGGCTCTCAAATGGTCCGCGCGTAAGTACGGCAGACCAATTGGTAACGACGACGCCACAGGTTGTTGGCAGGCGATGTTAGATGTTGCGACGATTGAGGAGTGGTTGTGACATGGACTTCTTCTGGCTGCTCGTTGTCTTCGTGCTAGTCGTCACGTATTTTTATCCGGAGAAGAAATGATGGTTGCAGTCGTTGACGGACCAAGGTTCATAAAAGGTAGACCAGTCTATTATTGGTTTCAGCCACGACGTGGTGATCCCATTCCTGTGTTCCGTGGATCTCCGAAAGTAAGGCACAGCATGAGAGCTGGCAGCAAGACTTATCCCTACAGCAGCAAGAGGCAGAAGGATCGTCAGAAGCGACAGCAGGCGATGATCGAACTGGCCCAATGGGATCGCGAACTCAGTGCCGGCGGATTTAGTGCGCCATGACCGCGAAGAAATGCCCTTTGGACAAGAAGTATGGTGACATTGTTTGCAAGGATGGTCAACTTTGGGCGCTAACCTACAGTGAGATGGCTCCTCCAGATTCGCGTCAGTATGACGGAGAATGCCCGCATTGTCGTCCAGCCAAAGATAGGCATCAGTCATGACCGCGAAGATTATCCACATGGCGGATTATCGGGAACAACGTCCATTGCCGAGATTTGTTGTAAAGAGTCCCAAATCATGCGACGACGTGCCTTTGGTAGGTCCTGTTATTCGCGATCTGATGGATCTCGATTTTATTGATTTCGACAAGGGGGAAAAATGACTGCGCAGATCATTCGCTTTCCTGCAGTACGGCGCTCTATCGCGGTATCCCGAGATCGGGGCTGGAACTACGTCCACATAGCGGTCTGGCTGTTCTCACCATTCGTTTGGGCAGTGGGCATGATGTGGTGGTACCTGACGTGACGGACGTACTCGTCAACACGATGTTGCCGTTCTGCATTGGGTTGGGGCTGTCTTTCGCGTTTATGAATCTCATCCAATATTTTCGTTCCTGAGCTTCCAGGGCTGCGCTTTACATGATCGCAGTCGTTTCAGCCGCCCGCCGGGAGCGGTGGAGATTCCCGGCATTTTCATTGAGGTCAATAATGCCAACCACACCTGAGCAAGAGATTGCGAAGCTGAAGGACATTCTCGGCAAGCTGAAACATCGTGCCACAGAGCAAGATGGCATGCTGTGGCGATTGCCGAACGTCAAACCACACCACATTACCAATGCGATCGGCACAATCGAAGCCCGCATTGCCCAACTCATCGAAGAGAACATGATCATAGACCATGTTCCAACACCACAGGTTGAGCCACCGAAATGAGCCTCGACCTTGAGCCTGAATTTTCGCGGTTCATGCCGATTGCTCTTAAGTGGGTAACGATCGGCGCTGTCCTTAGCATTCTTTTATTTACGATTGCATGATGCTTGACGATATCTACAACGATGAGTTCTTCGACATGCATGTGCCGTGGAAAAGCGACTACGCCTATTTCGCGGACCTGCTGAGGAAACAATTCAGGTTCAAGACCGTGTTGGACTTGGGCTGTGGCAATGGCTATCTCATCAGCTATTTGCAAGGCATGGGCAAAACAGTTACGGGCGTTGATGGTGCATCGCGTTCGAATTATTACAGCCACATTCCAATCCGCATCGCTGACCTGACGCAAGATATCTATTTTGGGGACTTCGATCTCGTGCTGTGTCTCGAGGTCGCAGAGCATATTGACGCGTTTAGTGCTGACCAATTGGTCGAGAACATCACGCGTTCGGCAAACAGTCTTATCGTTTTCTCTGCAGCAACTGCAGGCTATGGCGGTTTACACCATGTCAACGAACAACCAAAGAAATATTGGTTGGAGAAATTTGGGCAGTATGATTTCACTGAAGATCGCAAGGCATCCTTCCAGTTGCGATGGAACTTGCGGCAGTGTGAGCATACGTGGTGGTTCTCAAAGAACGTGATGGTGTTGACCAATGCAGCTAACGAACATGCCAAAGGGCGACGTAGAATTTGAGCTCGATATTGACACCATTATCCTGAAGGGTAATGGATCGCGTATGGGCCAGCTCCTACTCCTTGACAAGCTTTTCAAAGATCCAGAAGCGCTTCGTAGAACGGTCGGCCGCGCGTTAGTAAGCGCTATCATGCAGGCCAAGTCTGCAGGCTACAGACAGTGCCAGGAAGACATTCGCGCAGTGTTGGGGTGGAGAAATGTCTGACTTCCTGCAGCGACGAAATAAGATAATTCGCATGATCAGAGACATGGAAGATATGTTGAAGATCATCCACGAGTTGGCGTTATTCGAGAAGGACGTCTACATGGCTGGAGAGAAAGCTGGCCGCGCAATGGAGGCGCTTGGTACACTCCACGATGATTATTCCAGCAAGCCCGAGCGCACGGTAGGCATGACCCTAACCGAAGATGGCGATCTGATATGACTGAGATCGTGCTCGCAATTTGCTTTGCCATTTGGACGATCGCGTTCGGGCACATCATCAAGCGGATCGTGTTCTGTGGCTCGTACTACATCGAGTTCGACATGCGCCGCTACCATTTGTATCGCAGGGGATTTCTTCAGGACTATTGGTATTGTGCGGCGGACGATGAAATCACGGCACGAAGAATGGTGCCACAGGCGAGATCCAATCCTCCTAGAAAGATTTGGTTCGTATGACAATCAAAGATTCGCCTATGAGCGTTGGTGGTTTTACGAATGTCACGATCCAGCGACAAGGGACTGTCGTTAGCGTGCACCTAGATTGCGGAGATGACTATAAAGCAATTGTGCTTTATGAGGACATGGGGGATCGCGTGAAGAGGCAGCGGATCACCATTACCCTCGGTCCGGAGTGCAAAGTATGACCAGCTTCAGAATAGGCCAAAAGGTTGTTTGCATTTACGAAGGTCCTTGGTATTTCACAGTGACAGGCCAGTCCGGCTATGTTCATTACGACCGCCCCTGCCCAATCTTCAAGGCCATCTACACCATATCGGGATTTGACATCTACGATGGCATTCTCTTGCGAGAGATTGATCACGAGATGACTTACGCTGATGGAAGTCCATGCGGCTGGCGATACGATTGCTTTAGACCTGTCAACGAGCGCAAGACCGATATTTCAATTTTCACAAAGATGCTGACGCCTAAGAAAGTGCGCGCATGAGTGATTGGGCAGTCTCAGAGCTAGACGAGCAGGTGCACGTTTGGCCATTGGACGATACGTGTTCGCACGATCTCAGCCCCATGTGCTGGTGTGAGCCTCAAGAAGATGAGGGCGTGTGGGTGCATAATTCGATGGATGGTCGTGAGCGACCCAAACCATCATGAGCTTGGTAGGTGCATCACGACCACGCCGGACGCGTGGTCTCCCTCAGCGTAGTGGGTCTCCGTTGAGGGTAGAGGTGGAGTTTTGCATCTCGTAAGTCTTCCCGGGGAGCCAAGACCAATGAAACACCATGTTGAGCGCACGTCACCGAAGGGCCAAGACTTCATTGGTACCTGTCGACTATGTGGCAAACCCAACTTGAAGGCGTCTGCCGCGTTGGAAGATTGTGAAAATTTTCGAGGGCTGTCTGCAGAAGAAGCTCTGATCGAAGCCATCACTGGAGAAACGAAATGATTACCGATGATTTCGAGGACATCGCCAAGCGGTTGGCAGAGCTGAAGAAGGAGCCGTTGAGATCTGATCAATCGGCTACGATTGAATTACAGCAAGCCGACTACTTTGCTCAGATATCCAACAATGCTCTGGTCGAAGCTATTGAAGCCCTCATGGTCATGGGAGAAACGCAATGAGCTTTAGTTATCCTACTGTCAGTTTGGGCAGCATGGAATACAACGTTTATTCGGACGTGTCAGATGCGGCAGCGTATCTCGACGCGACAATCACCGAAGCTGGAACTGGTTGGCGTGCGGCTGATACAGATACGCAAGCCCGTGCACTTGTGTCGTCCACGCGTTGGCTTGATGCCGCACAATGGCTTGGTGCACAAACAGATACAACCAACGCATTGCAGTGGCCGAGGACCGGAGTCACGGATGTTGATCCCAACACCCTCCCCACGCCACTGTCCTTGGCGTGTATTGAGTTAGCCGCGATGCTGATCGTAGACCCAGACCTTCGCGCTAACCTGGCAAATCCGATCACAAAGGAGCAGAAAGCGGGTTCGGTCCTGCAGACGGTCTTCAGGCCTCATGACGTGCAGGTCCTGACCTTCTTCCCCGCCAACGTCATGTCGCTGGTTAGTCAATGGTTGCAGGGACCTCCAGTTGTTGGCGCATTGCCAAATGATGTCCACGAACGTTCAGAAATCAATCGTCGTCGCGACAACGACTTCATCCACGGAATCTAAACAATGGTCAGGTTCTTTGTTCTCGTTGTTCTCGCCGTCATCGTCCTCACTGGCTTTGGTCGTTGCATTAGCTACGGCCATGACGCAGACCATCCTGAGTTAGACGCGTGGTATAAGAGCCTTGCGCAACCAGACAATCCTGGCACCTCCTGTTGCGGCAAAGCTGATGCGTACTGGTGCGATGATCCACACACTAAGAAAGATCATTTGGGCAAAGTCACGAATTGGTGTACGATAACGGACGATCGACCTGACGCGCCTCTCAATGGAAGAATGCATATCGATGTGGGAACGGAGATCAGGATCCCTGATGAGAAGGTCAAGTGGGGTCCAAACGACACTCAGCCCAGAACAGATTGGATGACGGGCCAGCCCGTTTCGCTCAATCCAACAGGGCATGGTATTGTTTTCCTCAGCCGTGGCTTCTATGTCTACTGCTACGTTATGGGAGAGCTGACATGATGAACGCACTCATTGCCCTTGGCGGCTTCGTATGGTTTGCGCTTGGTGCACAGGCGTGGAGAGATGTGATGCGTGACGTTCCTCCACACCAGCGAGATGGGTTCGATTATTTGATGCTGGGCATATGCATGATGGGTGGTCCGATCATCTACGCTATGTCCAAGATAGATTCGGACGCATGATTGTGCAACAACAACCACCGAAACGTCCACAATGTCAATGTGTTGCGCGACGTGATGCCCTGCAACGTGCGAAGGAAGCCGATGAACGCGGCGACAAAGAAGCTGCAGACAAGGAACGCGCGTTCGTTAAGCAATCAATGATTGAGGACGCGAAGGCGCATGCTGCGTGGTTGGCTGAAATGAGAGACCATTATATGAATAAATTTAGACGTGGTGCATAGAGATGGGTTTCTTGACATTAGCAGGTGGCGGCCCTGACATAGCGATATCTGATCATACCAAGGCGGTCATTTCTTTTTGGTTTCGTGTTCCACAGGAATCACTTGATGCAGCACAAGCGCAGTTCATTAGTGCGGTGGGAGGGGTGTGCGCTAGCCTTTCGGGAGATTACGACACGAATTTGCCTGGCGTTGTTCCTTTGGTCATGTTTGGCGAGAACACAACCGCTGTGTCTGGCTTTGATGGTTTTAGTGCGCAACAGAGTCCCAGCTTCATCGGCATCCAATGCGGGAACACTGACGCCCTTGCTTGGGATTGCGCGACCATAACCCCTCCGGCTTTGGCTGCACGCTTGCAGTTAAGTGATTTTTATACAGACGGAGCTACTGGAGGTAGCAACGATAATTATAATAGAGCCGACTACTTCAATTTTGGGCTTACCAGCAGTTGGGTTTGTCAAACACTGCCCACAGGTCCTGAAACTGGACAACAGAGCATCCCCGTAACAGCTGGGCATTGGCACCACGTCTTGGTATCATATGACATAAGCAATTCACAAAGCGCTGGCGGGGATCCGCTAACATTCACAGCTGCTAACAAATTCTATTGGGCTTTCGATGATGTGAACTACAACGGAAGATATTTGTATCCATCGTTGATACGTGCTTATGACGGGTCTTGGGAAGAGAACGACGTTTTTTCCAATCAATGCCTTTGCTTTCCTGGTACAAGCGGCGACATTATCTTCAATCCAGATGGCAACACAACAACGGGAAATCCTATCCAGTCAAGCTCTCACGATTTCGGCATACCAGGCAGAACTGCAGAATCTAGTTTCATTTACAAGGTAGAGATGGCAGAGTTTCAAATGTGGACGGGACAGTCTCTTGATACGAGCGATCTTTCCATGAGACGGCTGTTCGTGGACCCTAATGGATTCCCCGTTGATATGTCCGTTGCAAAGGGTGCATTTGGTACACCAGACATTGCATTGAGTGGTCAATCGAATTGGCAAGCTGGTATAAGCACAGGCTTGGCGGGAAACTTCACGCCAACAGGTACGATTAATCCATTCACACCCGGTCCGAGCATAGGCGCATAGAGATGGGTTTCTTGACACTTCTAGGCGGCGGTCCTCATATCAGCATCCCTGACTTTTCTCAGGCGATCATATCACTATGGTTTCGCATTCCATCATCCACGATCGCGGCAGCGCAGGCTGATTGGGACAATGTATTCAACAATGGAGGTGGCGACATTTGGACCGCTCTTACTCCGTTGTTGACGTTCGGCCCTACTGATATTTCAACGCACTATTCCTATGATAGTAATGCGATGACTTACAGCCCGCTCATTGAGTTTACAAATGGGCCAAGTATTTTGGGAGTTACCACCGATTTGGGTACTGGTGTGAGTTTTCTCTCTATGTGGTTGCAATACACGACGGGAGGACCAACAGTTCCAGTTAGACCGCAAAACGATCCTCCCGGCTCCACACAGATTTCTGAAAGTGATTACTTTTTTGTAGGAGCCGGCTCGCTTCAGGCGATTTCTGGCCCCAACAGCCCCACTCCGATTGCAATAACAGCTGAGCATTGGCATCATGTTCTCGTGTCTTTTGATCTTTCGAATGGATGCTCTTGCGGCTTTGCCGATCCGATCACATTTGATCAGGTGTGCAAGTTTTGGTTGGCCTTAGACGACGTGAATAAGGATGGCTTATATCTTGGTCCACTCAATCCTGCTTGCTGGGGATCATCAGGAGGGCCCAACGACATTGTATCTGGCTGGAGCACGCAAGGCCTATCTGGTAATCCAAACACTCAATCTAATGTTCCTACAGGTTTTGCCGCCGGTCCAATGCCGACAAACGGTCATAACGTTGGCGTTCCGTCTGACAGTTCCAACTCTACGCATGTGCAAAAGGTCGAGTTGGCTGAGTTTCAAATGTGGACTGGACAGACGTTAGATACAAGTGTCACTGTCAATCGTCGGCTGTTTCTTAACGCGGATGGCTCCCCTGTTAATCCTTTGTCCGCTTCCACCGTATTAGGTACTCCCGATATTTTGTTGACAGGTCAAAGCAATTGGCAGGTTGGTAGGAACACAGGCACAGCTGGGAACTTGAATCCAACTGGTACGATTAATCCGTTTACGCCTGGCCCGCAAGTTGGTGCATAGAGGATGGCCGTACTATATCAATCAGCATCAAGTCTGGCAAATGTTTCCGCTTTCACCATATCGATGTGGTGCATGCCCGTTGCTGAAGATTTTTCATTTTTTTGGCAGGCGGGTAGCGATGATATCTTTGGCCCACCATATCCAACGTGTTACATAGTTCGTCAGGATGGCATCTTAAGTGTGAATTTTACATCCGCTCCAGACATGGATTTGATGCCAGATCTATCCTCGACGGATGAAGTTGACGATACTTATTTTGACGCGGTTTCTAATTGGGTGACGAACACTGACACGGGTTGGGAGGTTAGCTTAAACGCCATCTATACAAGCAACCCAATTAGTCCTGGCCACTGGTTCCAACTTTTGCTCGCCGTTAACTCAGTTCCAGCAAGCATTGGTATTGGTAGCACCCTGAAAACCTTTGTGAACGGATCGCAATTGATACCAGACAGTGGTCCTACAGTGATCAGTTCATCAGAAATCATGCAAAGTTTGCTAGGTTCTTCAGCCGATGGGTTTGCCAGTGATTCTCAAGTTAACTGGGTTAGTCTTGGACCTGGAAGCATCACTCACAACGTGGATATCACGACTACGTTGAATACTGTCCCCGCCGTGCAAATGGATTTTTCAGGTAAGCCTTTTTCCTTTCCCATTGATCTTGCTCGTGTTGCATCTGATTATGGTTCGGGGCTGTCAAACTCGATTAGTCCGATCCGTTACGCTGATATCTATGTCTATCCCGAATACATTGATCCGGCAACACACTTCACGACCTTTGTAAATGTGGCCGGCGGCCATGGTACGCCCCAAGATCCGAATGCTGTTGTGGCAGCTCTTGGAGATCCGTTCGCTTTATTTACGGGTGGTAAGACGGTCTTTTCGATCAATCGTGGCACTGGTGGACTGTTCTCAGCCACAGGTACAATCAACGATGTTCCCGGACCCTCCTACTAATGTCACTCAAAACCATGGGGCCAATCGTTGACGTGGTCATTCCTAAGCCGGGAGAGAATCCTTATCTTAAGATTCGTGGGATGTATGGTATCGGCGATTGCATTTTTCAGCGAGCCGTTATTCGCGAGTTGATGAAAACGCGCACCGTCGTTCTCGAGACGTACTATTCGGATATGTACGATGATTTGGTTGCCAATGGGCTAAAGCTAAACATCGTCAAAGATCGTGGCCGAATTGCAGACTCTGCGAACCGATCCTTAAACCAAAAAGGCATGCCTCCGATCAGTGCGTACCGCGCAGATCAGTTGAAGGTCTCATACACTCCACAAGAAATATTGCGATGTGGCTCTATCCTTGCCGCAATGTACGATTCCGTCAAGCTACGCATGCCCGCACAACCTGATTTTTCTATACCGATCAAACAAGAGTGGATAAACGCGTGGCAGTCATTTCTGAGAGAGCGAGGCATTGTTACTGATAAACCAATCGCTGTGTATCGCCCTATTTGTTTGAACACGGCGTGGACTGCTCCTGCACGCGCACCAGATCCGATCATCTATTCGACGCTGTTTCAAACAATCAAGAATAAATTTTTTTGGGTATCGATCGCAGATCTGAAAGACGAAAAGAGAACAAACAAAAAAGAGTGGATCGTTGGCAAGCACGAAAAGGTTGATCTTCATCTAGAGGGTGGAGAACTTGATTTCAAGACGCTGTGTGGACTATTCGCGTCGAGCAGTATGATTTATTCGAACCCGGGCTTCGTACCTGTACTCGCGCAAGCTTTGGGAACACCCGTCATCGTGGTGTATGGGGCAAATGAATCTTTCAGGACGACCAACGCAGTTGGGAAGCATCTCGCAAAGACGCTGCCGATCGAATTGGACAAGCCGTGTGAGCATCATGCACAAACGTGCGCCTGCTTGAAAACGATAACAGTAGCACCAGCGAAAAAGAAGGTGCTCGAATTTACGGAGAGCGTGTTGACCAAATTTGAATCTAAGCCTCTAATCAAGCCCCGCGTCCTGATCTACGGGACGATGTATAACGATACGCCCGAGCGTTGGCAGTTGGTGCAATTGTGGGCACGGCATCATGCGAAGGTAAACCCGGGCGTGCGGCTGCTTCTGATCGATAGCAAGTCTCCACTTTATTCCACAGATCCAATAGAAGCAGACGTATGGACCTTCCCTGACAACATTGGTCATTTGTCGCGCAATGGACTAAAGGGCGCGAAGTCGTCGGGACGTGATGGTTGGGGACGCGCAATGTGCAAGGGCCTCGAGATGGCGATTGAGGCTGACTATGATTACGCCGTCCATATCGAAAGCGACAGCCTCTTCAAACATCCTGTGATGCCGATCATTGAACGGATGAAGCGAGAAGAACTCGTGTTCCTGTCACCACCTGTGAAAGGCACGAAGTCTCTTGAGACGGGTTGGTTCGAGACTGGTTTGATGTTCTTCGACGTGAAGTGGGCTCGGGATTTCGGTTTCATCAAGAGGTACAATTGGCCAGGACGTCAGCCGTCACCTACACCTGAGCGTGTTATCTATAGCATCATTAATGATAATGTGGAAAAAAAGAAATGGGAATTTGTCAATTGGGGAGCGTTGCGAGGCGACAAGCAGCAGATCAACGAGAGCAACATTGGTCAATTGGATTGGGTAACACACGTCCGCAATCCTGTGGGAATGGACGATATTCCCTTGTATAAAAAGTTTTCAGAAGCTTCGACAGCCGGGACCTCGCCCGAAGTAACGGCTGGCACATCCGCGTCCGGGGGCAATGCGGGAAGAAATGCCCCCACTAACATCGTTAAGCTGAACCTTGGTTGTGGCACGAACAAGCTTGATGGCTGGGTCAATCATGATGCAGACGTGAACATCACGCGGCGATTACCATGGGCTGATCGTCACGCCGATTTCATTTTTGCGGAGCATGTTGTCGAGCACATCAATCTTCACCAGGCCTTGGCCTTTTTCAAGGAGTGTCTTCGTGTTCTTAAGCCGGGCGGTGTTCTCAGGATTACGGTACCATCTCTTGAGCTTATTTTTGAGAATGGGAATGATCCAGAATATCTTGAGTTCCTCCACTCGCACAAGTGGGCGCCGACGAAAGACCTTCGTGGTGCAATGCATGCCATTCTATATTGCCACGGCCATCAGATGGCTTGGACTGGTGATCTGCTTCGCTACTGTTTGTACTATTGCGGTTATGGCGAGACCGTGGTTACCTCGCCCGGCAAATCGTCGCGCAAAGAATTGGTCGGCGTCGAGGGGCACGGTAAGGTGATTGGCGAGAAGTTCAATCGCATTGAGAGCGTTTCAGTCGAGGCGTGGAAGCCGTGATGTTTACTGTTGTCAAGAGAAACAAGCGGATGTGGATAGATCAGGATGGACAACCATCATACACACCGCCGAACTTCATTCGGTTGTCGTCCAGGTTTCCGTTGCAGTGTCTCGCGGCGGTCTTAAACGCCGTGGAGCATCGCGACATTAATCTCATTGTTGAATTCGAAGCGCTTTACAATTCCCGCAAGCCAAAGGCAGTCAAATGACAATCGTAAAATTTAAAAAGGGTGACTCAACATTCATGAAGTGTGTTGGCTATGGCTATACCACATATGAAGAGTGTGAAGAGGTCGTTTCAGTTAGCAAGGGCCAGATCAAATTGGAAAACAGGGATTATCCATTTGATGCGGCGACGGGCAAGCAGATTTGCGATCTTCCAGACCTTGGGCTGAAGGTCACCCTATGTGTCACCACAGAGGAAATAGCCCGCGCAAAAAAATATATTAAAGACAATGCATGAAAGTAGCTCTTGTCATAGGCCGCGCTGCGGGAACGTGGGAAGAGGTTGCGGCCGCGACGAGATTGGTCGGGCAACATCATGGTCCATTTGATGAAGTGGTGGCGGTAAATGACTCTGGTTTTATTTATCCACGCGTGGACCATTGGGTTTCGTTTCATGGGGACAAGTTCGAAGAGTGGACACGCAAGCGCAGGGAGCGTGGATATGAGCCAGCGAAACTTTGGACTTCCACCTACGGACGAAAAGAATCCGCGTATGAAAAGAAGCTCGGTCGTTTCGGTGTTCAGCGAATACATTACACTGGTGGTGGCAGCAGTGGTTTGGTTGCTGTTTTGGTTGCTCTCGTCCATCTTCAGTGTTCTCATATTATCTGCTGCGGTGTGCCTTTGGATGCTGAACGCGGTCACTACAACGAAGAAGGACCGTGGAAGGAAGCGATAAAACATCGCGGGGCGTGGAGAGACCAAATGCATAATCTCTCTCCATACGTTCGCAGCATGTCGGGCTGGACAGCATATGTGCTTGGCATGCCCAACGAGGCGTGGTTGCGTGAGCAACACACAATGCGGACGATCGTACTAACATGATGGAGCGACAGTCGATGACACAGGAGCAGCAAATACGAAAGTTTCTGGCACATTGGACCAGCGAGCCTGTGACTATACGGCAGGGGAGGATGCCGGATCAATATGAAGTATCAATTGCTGGACGTCCGGGATTGGTGCGTGTATCGCCGGATGGCGATGTGCAATGGATTTACGGTGAGATGTGAATGGCCAGCCTCTACGAAAAATATCAAGATTATACACTGTGCAATGAGCCGGTGTTCGAAGCCAATCTCACGCTTGCGGGTGAAGTCAGAGAGGTACCTGGCGATTTGGTTGAGTGTGGTGTTTGGAAAGGCGGAATGATCGCCGCAATATATGAGCGGCTCCGCCAACGTCGTCAGGTACATTTGTTCGATAGCTTTCAAGGATTGCCCAAGGCGGAGACGATCGATGGTCCCGCGGCAATGCGTTGGCAGCAAAGCAGCGCTGACAATTGCATGGTGAATTCAGGCTTTGCGATCTCTGCTATGGAGATGGCGCATTGCCGAACGTATGAGGTGCATGAAGGCTGGTTCCATGACACTCTGATCCACTACGAAGGATCGATTGCCCTGCTTCGATTGGATGCAGATTGGTATGAGTCGACGTGGCAGTGTTTGGAACTTTTGTTCAACAGGGTTGTTAAGAATGGTATCATCATCATAGACGACTATTATGTGTGGGATGGATGTGCGCGGGCAGTTCATGAATTTCTGTCCAACAAGGATTTGACAGAGAGGATTGAGCAAGCGGGTAACGTGGCCTTTATGAGGAAGCTATGACCGTTAAGCTCCATTATAAGAACTCGACACATTCCGCAACTTATAGCCTTGTCTGCAATCTATTGCGGGATTGCGCTAAAGCCGGGAACCTCAGCAAGATGGAAACGCTTGCCATCGCTGCAAATTTGGTAGGCAAGCTGATGGCGATGCAAGATTCCACGTATGATAAAGAGTTACTGCAAACACTCGTTGCTGAAAACATCGAACTTGGATTCATGCAATGTCGAGAGCAATTGCTGACCACGGTCGAAGTTTCAGGAACAGCATAGGGGATTGAAAATGGATATGGGGTTATGGGAGATCGTTGAGATTTCGTTTTTGTGTGGGGCTGCGTCTCTGCTGATCATTGTGGCGTGTCTGATCATGATGAACGGTTGATGGAGGACATTTATCCAATGCCAAGATGCAGCTCATGCATCTATTGGAACCGCTCAGCTATCGTGCCAGATCCAAAAAATGGTAACGCTGGTCGAGCTCAATGTCTTAAAGATGGTGAGTGGCGACTTGGTAGTGAGAAGTGCTCAGAGTTCAAACGGGGCAAGTCGATCGACTGGGGAATGTATGGTGGCTGACGTATTAGTCAAAGCTGACGACAATGCGAAGGACGCACGCCAGAAGTGGTTCGATCTTCTTGCGGACGAGGGTTATACCGTTAAGCGCTCCTTCTTTCGTTTCGTCAACTCGATCCAATCGTCCATGTCTGACAATCAGATCATGCGCTGGATCTATGAAAAGGACCTGAAGGGCTTCATCGAGCATATCCAGCATTTCCTTGGTGAGTTCGCTGACGAGCTCCCCGAGGTCTACGTTCGCGCGGCAACCAATGAAATCAAGCGACTGTCAGAACCAGGTAGGTTCGGGATCGGCAAGGATCGCGTCAATTTTGACAAGGGTAATCGACGCGCTGCACGCGCAATGGAACGTTCCCGATTACGATTGATCAGGGAAATCAATACCAGTCAACGGGAATCAATCAAGGAGGCAATCAGTGACTCCATTCGAAGAGGCGTGGGACCGCGTGCGGCAGCGAGACAATTTCGTGAGGCAATTGGTCTTACAAGAAATCAGGTTAGGGCCGTCAACAATTATCAGTCACTCCTGGAGAGAACGTCAGGCGAAGCTCTCAACAGAGCCCTCCGTGACGCTCGCTTTGATCGAACTGTTGAGCGTGCAATCGACAATGGGGACCTCCTGTCAGGAAAACAAATAGAAAAGATGGTGCAGCGATACGCATTGAACATGCGCAACCATCGTGCCGAAACGATCGCGCGCACCGAGACCATGCGAACGTTGAATGAAGGCAAGCAGGAATCATGGAAGCAGATCGCCGAACAACTAGGCATGAACTATGATGACGTTGAGCGGACATGGGTTGCAACGTTGGACGATCGAACGCGCGACACGCATGCTGAAATGAACGGGCAGACCGTGACTGGAATGGAAACGCCATTTGAGTCACCATCAGGGGAAGAATTGCTATATCCAGGAGATCCGTTTGCTGACGGCGCAGAAACGATCAATTGCCGTTGCACGTTGGTCGTCAAATTCCCATCGAGTAAGATGCGGATGAATAAATGATCAAGATTAAAAAGAAGCCTGGCCGTCCGAAGATCTACACGGATGACGTTAAGCTATTGCTTCCTGTTTGGCTTGATCAGGGCGAGGCGTTGGAATCAATTGCGAAGCGCATTGGCACAACTACGATCGCGCTACAACGTTATTGCTGGTCCAATCAGATTTCTTTGAACAAGAAAAGAGATCGATGGATCGTGCGATTGCCTACAGACGTGGTCGACAAATTGAGGGAGCGCGCGGCTGAGCGTCGTGTCACGCCTACAGAGCTTGTGACGCAATTGGTGCAGATCATATTGGTTGATGATTTATTCGAAGCGCTGCTTGATGGTTAGGTTTTGGACGCTAATCTGGTTTGGCTGTCTTGTCGTGCTGCTGCCCTTTGTGCTGCTCGTCAGGCTGTCGGTGTTTGTCAAATTAGATTGGATTGTCAGTTGGATATTGTTTCCGCTTGCGCCGTTTGGATGGTTGGCCGGATATGCTTACAAGAGAATGCAGACATAACTTCAGGTCCTCGGAAAAGTGGGATTGGTATTGGCTGGCGAATAATTTAAAAAATTCGTTGCCCATGGAGGGCGGTTTATCTCGTCCGTTAGCTTAGCGATGTTTTTCATGTTGACCAATCGCGAACACCTGATGATCGCGGACCTCATGGAAGAGATGAGAGCCACCCGCAAAGACATCAAAGAATTCAAAGCGGCGCTCATTCTTGAATTGAACGATTTCAAGAATGCGTTGGTCAGGGCGACAATCGTAAACCCTCCGCAGCCAACGAAGTAGCACGAGTGTCTGTTGAAGCGGGCAAACGATTAGAAGAATTTCTCAGAGAAGCCGTAGACAAATTTGGAGTGATCCCGATGGTTGACACGGGCGCAAAGCAAGGCATTCAAAGCCTTAACGACGTGATGGCTGAGATCAAGGACATGCTCAGCAATTCGATGAATGGTGTCAAGGCGCAGATGCTAGAGCAGGGCAAGCGCATGGCGTCGGAGTATCAAGAGAACGGCCAACTCGTCGTCAAGAAGATGCAAGAGCAGCATGACGACGCCATGCACCAGTTCAATGATCTCCTCGGCAACGAGCGCGCGGGCGACCATTGAAAAAGGACGGACCAGCCAGCGGCCCCGTTGCTGCGAACGTCCAAGGGGCGATACATGTTCCCACCCCACTGGGTTCTCGCAAAAAGAAAAAGATAAAGAAGGCTGACGATCTTTATTTTGTCCAGCCAGATGGCACTTGGAAAAAGGGCGGTGACGGTCGCAGTAAGGGCCGTCGAAAAGATGAACTACCCAAAGATGCAGTGATACGCAAGGTCGCAAAGACGCTCTACGTCAATCGACCTGTCCTGAATGCAGATGAGATCATCGCATGGGCAAAAGAGAACGGCATTGAAAAGTGCGTTCAACCAGACGACATGCATGTCACTCTGGCCTTTTCGCGCAATCCAGTTGATTGGCCTAAGCCTGACAAAAGTCCCATCCATATATTTCCTAAAGATACCACGCTAACGCTTTTCGGTCCCGATAAAGATTGCCTCGTCCTCACATTCGATAGCGCGCTCCTGGAGGAGCGTTGGCAGGAGTTATGTGACGCGGGATGTTCATGGGACTGGAAAGGCTTTCATCCACACATCACGCTTTCGTACTCGTTCGATCTTCGCACGCAGCAATATATGCCGACATACAAGGGGCCGATCGTTCTTGGTCCTGAGGAGTTTGCAGAAGTCAACGAAGATTGGAAATCTGGCGTCGTCGAAAAAGAGGCATTAGACATGGCTGAAGTCAAGAAGATCGGCGCGCGTAACAATCGATCTGATCTCGCGCGGATCCAGCAGATGCATGATCACGCGTGCGCACTTGGTGCAAATTGCAAGCTTGATGGTGATAAGCCTGATCCCGTTATTGTCGAGCATTACAATCAAGGCTTGACGGCGCATGAAGACGACGTGGACAAGGTTGCGCGCATCTGCAAGGTCGATGAAAGCCTAGGTCTCGTATTTGGTTATGCAATCGTCTGCACGAAAGACGGCAAGGACTACTACGACCTCAACATAGACAAGGCTGCGGATGGCACCGTGACGCGTGTGCCCGAGCATATTCCTGAAGCATCGATGTTGAAGGCTGCAGTTGATTTCATGCAGACCGCTCGGCCTGGTAATGAGATGCATGATGGTCCTGACGTTGGAACGTTTGTATTTGCGTTCCCCATGACCAAAGAGATCGCAAAATCATTTGGTATTCAAACGAGCATGACAGGATTGATGGTCGCATATAAGCCGACTCCTGAAGTGTTCGCAAAATTCAAAGATGGAACATACAAAGGTTTTAGCATCGAGGGTCGTCGCATCACGGCAAAGATGCTCCAAGAAGAAGACGATGATATGGAGAAACGGACGCACAAGGCATCGGCCGGCAGCACAGGTGAATCCTATGGAGGAGGCGGTGGTGGCGGGGATGATGGTGGCGACGACGAAGGCGACGACGAATAAAAAACTATAGGCGTGGCAATCCTGAAATGAGACCTCCCAATGTACCGACATCTTGGAGCAGCTAGACATGTAATTAAGCGACTGGCATCCCCACTCCACGTTATTGCAGTCGTCTTCAATCCACTTCGTTTCGTTTCGCGTTACAACCTTTTCAGGGAATTTGAGGCGCACGCCGAGAGTAATCCTGAGATCGAGTTATACATTGTTGAGCTCGCCTTAGGGGATCGCCCGTTCGAAGTTACCAAGGCAGACAATCCAAAGCATTTTCAACTTCGCACCTATGATGAGCTCTGGCACAAGGAGCGAATGATCAACTACGCTGTTTCGCAATTGCCACCCGAGTGGGAATATTGCGCGTGGGTCGATGCGGATGTCACGTTTTTAAATCCCGACTGGGGTCATGAGACGTTACAACAGCTCCAGCACTACCAGATCGTGCAGATGTTCACGCACGCAATCGACCTAGGGCCGAATGGTGAACCGACGGAACAGTTCGAGGGTTTTGCGTATTCATACATTAACGGTCGTCGGGAGTTCCCTGCACTAGCTGGAGTGGAGAGGAAAAAACTCAAGGACCCGCACCATCATCCCAAGCCTCATGATGGCGAGCTCGAACATTTTGAGCCCGTGGACATTGATGGCTACTTCTACATGCCAAAATGGGCGCATGAAGTACCTAAGCACGTCGCGGACTATTATTCATCGCGCTATTGGCATCCTGGTTATGGCTGGGCATATCGCCGAGAAGCGTGGGATATGTTGGGCGGTCTGTTAGACATCAATATCGTTGGTGGTGGCGATCACCAAATGGCCTACGGTTTGATTGGCCGCATTGAGGAAACGATTCCAGCTGGAAGCACCGACGCATATGCGAAGGTCATCCGCAATTGGGGTGTTCAGGCGGAATTGGTCAAACGCGATATTGGAGCAGTCCCCGGAACGTTGACGCACCATTACCATGGTAAGAAATCCAATCGTGGCTACTACAATCGATGGAAAATCTTGACTGGAAATGAGTTCGATCCGATCTTGGATATCAAACGCGATTGGCAGATGATGTGGACGCTGACCGGGAACAAGATAGAATTGCGTGATCAGCTCCGAGCCTACTTCAGGCAGAGGAACGAGGATTCAACAGAATGAGCACGGACACGATATGAGCAATGTCAAAGTGTTCAAGAAAGAGATCGAAGAGCAAAAGGAGTGGACGATCCAAGCGATGCGATCGTTGCTCTTCAGCCTTGATCAAAACGGCCACCTATTTGTTAGACGGGACGAAAAGAATGTGCTCGTCTCGGCTATAGAATTGCTGGGGATGAAATGAGCATTATTTGGATGGTGGGTGATTGGCCCAAGGTCGCGGTGTATTGCACGGTGATTGTGTGCGCGATGATCACCTACATTGGAACGCGGAAGGGCTAAAAATGTCTGACTTCGATCTGCATTGCATCAAGCGCCGTCTCGACGCTCTTTCTGAGCAAGTCAGTAAAGCGTGGAGTGATGCAGCGCGCGAGGCAGCAGCTGCAGCAAAGAAAGCTGGAAAGGCTCATGGTAGCGAGGGCAGCACTCCCGATCCAAAGCAGATGGGCAACAAGAACTACAGTAGCGCCTATCACCACGCGCTAGGCCAGCACGACAAAATGGCCGGGTATAGTCCTCATGATGTGTATGGCTCCCACCCTGATTATAAGCGGGGATTTGCCAGCGCTAAATTCAAAGGCTCAAAATGAAATTTAAGTTAGGCAAAAAGCCCGCACGCCCAGGTGCAATGAAGCTGAAGTTCGCGGACGTTTTTGACGCGACACATCTTCCAGTTCCTCCACATTCGTTTGGTCATCAATCATTGATGGCAAATCATCAATGGGGTATGCTCGCGAATGACCAGGTTGGCGATTGCGTTCTCGCAGGTGGCGGCCATGAGAGCATGTTGTTTGCGCTCGAGGGTGGTCGTCCGTTCATATCATTTAGCGATAAAAGTACGCTTTCAGACTATACGGCAATTACTGGCTACAACCCGAATGATCCGAACTCTGATCAAGGCACGGACATGGTTGAAGCGGCGAAGTATCGTCGTATATGTGGGCTTCTCGACGCTAATGGTGTTCGGCATAAGATTGACGCATATGCCGAGATTACGCGTGGAGATCTTACGCAGGTCACGCTAGCGACTTGGTTGTTTGGCGCGTGTGGCTGCGGCTTTGCAGTGCCTGATTCCGTTCAAGATCAATTTGACGCAGGTCAGCCTTTCGACGTTGTGCCTGGTGCGCAGATCGAGGGTGGCCATTACATGCCCTGCATTGGTAGAAATTCGAATGGTTATTATGTCCTTGTGACCTGGGGCAAGACCGTGACGGCTTCACCCCGCTTCATGAAGAAATATATGGACGAGGCTGTCGCTTACATCTCTCGAGATGTGATCGTTGCCAAAACGCAGAAAACGCAAGAAGGCTTCGATTTGGCTGCGCTCGATAATTTTTTGGCGCATCTGTAAAAGAACGGACCTCATAAGGACAAAACGCATGAGCAATGATGCTTACTACGCTGACGAATTGATCAAGAGTATCCGCGAGGGTATTGAGATTGCGAAAAATGCAGGTGATGCAGCGCGTGAAGCAATGACCGCTTCGCGCCAACATGCGGGCATTGCCTCCGACCATTTCATGGCGGCAAAGGACGCGAATAGGGCTGGTGACAGCACGAAAGCGAACTCGCATGTTAAGGCGGCATTCGCACACGACCTTGCCAGCAAGAAATACGACGACGCTGCGTCTAGTTTTTATTCCAACAAAGAGGAAGACGGCAACAAAGCAATGGGTGCCGCTGGTAAACAAGCTGAAAAGGCGCACGCCGCCACGATGAATCTTCGCGGCGCTTGTTAAGGGAGAAAAATATGGCACGGCGCATCCTTACTGAGTTCGTTATGGACAAGATTGCCGCAGTTGATCGGCCTTGCCAGGAACACGCAACTGTCACCATCATGAAGCGTGACTTCTCCGACAAGCAGCGGAAGAAGGATGCGAAGTCGGGTGCGGCTATGCCAGGCGGTGGATTCCCGATCGAGAACACGCGTGATTTGCATAACGCAGTTCGCGCGATCGGTCGTGCGAAGAATCCCGCGGCAGCGAAAGCACACATCAGGCAACGCGCAAAGGCGCTTGGTGTGGGTGATCCATTCGCGAAAGAGTTCGAGAGCGATCTTGATGCCATGGAGGTATTCAAGCAGATCACGATGCTTCGCGCCGACGTGCTGAAGGTAAAGACCAACGAGATGTTGGAAATGCAAGAGGACGACAAGGGCGGTGGTGGCAAAATGCCACGCCGCGGTCCTGTCAAGCGCAACAGTCAGCCAATGGTCAAGGCCGTAGACCTAGAGGGCTTTTCTGGCAAGAAGAAAAAGCTCAAGGGCGGCGGACCCAAGTTTTAAGGGAGACCATTGATGTCTGACTTCTATCTGCATTGCATCAAGCGCCGTCTCGATGAACTACGCGTTCAAATTGAGAAGGCGTGGACGGATGAGGCTCGCAAGGCATCGGCTGAAGCCAGGAAGCATTACGCAGAATCTGAGAAGCACGCGAAGATGGCTGGCAATCATAACAAGATGGGCAACAAGCGTCTTGCAAACGAGCACGCTGGGCTTGCCAATGACCATGAGCGTATAGGTCAGCATTTTCAAGGAGCCTCAAAACATTATGAGGCGGGGCGCAAGGCAGCGGGTGATCGTAAAGTAGCGATGGCCGCAAAGGCTGCTAATAAAATTCAAGGTTTCTAATACTCCACACCGAGTGGGGCTGGTAGGCTCCCCGGCGTGATGGAGACATTTTAACCGCCTACCAATTCAAGGAGTTTCAACATGGCAGATGTTGACATCGCTGAGCTCGAGAAGCAGTACGCAGAGCTTGGTGAAATGATCGAAAAACTGGGCGGGTCCTGCAAAGGTCCTGAGTCTCAGGATGCCGAGATGAAGGCAAAGGTCAAGAAAGAGCGCGTTCCTCTGAAGAAGAAGGACGTCGAGAAAGCCAAGGCGAAAGCCAAGGAAGACGACGAAGAGGACGACGATTCCGAAGAAGACGATGACGACTACGAGGATGATGTGGCACCCGCAAAAACCAAGAAGGCTGCTCCTGCAAAGGACGAAGAGATCGTCTTCAAGGGCCAGACCATCAAGAAGTCCGCCGTCGGTGAAATCCAGTTCGGTATCGCCAAGGCAATGAGCGAAGAGCTCACCAAGAACTCTGAAGCCATCGCGAAGGCTCAGGACGAGGCCATTTTGGCCAAGCTTGCAAAGCGCGCTGACGATGAGTTCTCGCATGTTCCGGGCACCACTGCCCAACGTGCGGAGATGCTGAAGGCCATCTCCAAGATGGACGAAGATCTCGCGAAGTCGTTCGAAGCCGTTTTCGCCCAGTCTGAAAAGCTGGCGAAGGGCGCATTCGGCAAGATTGGTGTTGCAGGTGGTGACTCCGATAACATCAAGAAGTCTGCGGAAGACTTCCTGACCAAGGTCGGCGAAATTCAGAAGCGCGATAGTTCCAAGCGCACTGAAGCGATGGCCAAGGCGCGTTCGGAGCATCCGGACCTCTTCAAAGCCTATCAGTCTCAGAACTAAGGAGCGGCAACGCTCCTTCCCCTTTAACCCCAGTTCCTCTTAGGAGAAAATTCAATGGCAACTGGTATGCTTGGCCAAACGATTTGGGCCGCGAATGCTAACAGCACCAATGTTGGTCTGTTCCTGTTCGCCAAAATGGTTGCTGGTAACCTGTTCGATCGAGCAGGTGCTGGCGATGTAACTGTCGGAGTTTTTGTCGAGGTCAACGGCACCTCTGGTCCAGCTTCGGCTGTGCTTGATGGTGTTTGCAAGATCACTCTTGCTTCCACGCTCAGCGCTGGTGCAAAGGTCGAGTCTGACGCAAACGGCAAGGCTGTTGCGAATAGCTCGGGCTTCCTCGCAGGCATTCTGCTCGCGGGCGGCGTCTCTGGTGACATTGTGCCGATGAAGATCGCTAGCTAATAGCGCGTCTTCCCCATCAACCTTCTCTGGTAAGGAAAAAAGAGAATGCCTGATACCTCACAGAACGTACAAGGTACGTTACACGTTGACCGGTATTTGACGAATTACTCGGTCAACTACGTGCAGGATCGCCGGGTGTTTATCGCCCAGCGTGCTGCATCCGTCATCCCTGTTCTGAAGCAGACTGACGAATACGTGATCTACGATCGCGGTTATTTCTGGCGTGACGAAGCCGCTCCTCGCGGCCTCGGTGGTCGGCCCCAACAGGTCGGCTATGCGATCACCAACGGCAACTACAGCGCAATCGAATATGCGCTGGAGCACATCGTTGATGACCGTCAGCGCGCGAATGCCGACGATCCGATCCGGCTGGACGAAAACGCGACTACCCTGCTCACGCAGAAGCACATGATCAAGCAGGATCGTGTGTGGGCCTCCAACTTCTTCACGACCGGCAAGTGGTCCACGGAGTTGACTGGTGTTGCGTCCTCTCCGTCCACGAACCAGTTCTTGCAGTTCAACGATGCCCACTCGGATCCGATTGGTGTCGTCGATGCTGCCAAGGACGCGATGCAACAGAAGACCGGCTTCATGCCGAACATTCTGGTGCTCGGCACCGCGGTCAAGCGCACCCTGCGCTCGCACCCGGATATCGCAGACCGCATCAAGTACACCCAGACCGGCATTGCCGACGAGGATGTGCTTGGCAAGCTGTTCGAAATCCCGACTGTCCTCACTGCTCGCGCTGTTTACAACGCGGCAGCGGAAGGTCAGACCAATGATTTCGAATACATCTCCGACGCCAAGGCAATGTGGCTCGGCTACATCGAACCGAATCCCGGTCTCGATAGCCCGACCGCGATTGCGAACTTCGCGTGGACCGGCCTTATTCCGGGCGTCACCAACACCATCGGTGGCGTGATCGAGCGTGGTCGCGACGATCGGGCGCACAGCGATTACTTCCAGGGCCGTATGGCTTGGGATCTTCGCATCGTTGCATCCGACCTCGGCGTGTTCTTCGGTCAGACTGTCGCGTAATATTAGCCGCCCGTCGGACTTGGCCAGAGATGGTCCCCGACGGGCTATTTTATTGAAAGGAAAACCCATGGCAAGAATTGGGAACCTGAGAGAGGCGTTCGATGCTGACTGTGATTTTACGGTCGTCAAACCATTGACATATGGTGGCACTGTATTCGGCCCGGGTCAGCCATTCGACAAGAGCTTGGTCAATTTGCGTCGGTTGCGTCAGCTTTATGAGGGACGCTACCTGGCGCAGGTTGAAGGATCAGCTTCATTTGCGGAGCCGAAACTAAAACACATTATTGAGATCGGCAACATGGTCGAGCCTCCCAAGGCTGCCGCCAAGCCGAAGATTGAACGCGTTCGCCCGAAGAAGAAAAAGGCTGCTTGATGGTCTCGTTTCTCGAGGGCCCTCTCGCTAAGACAATTGCGAGAGGTTTCAAAGGCAAGCTGAAGGTTGGCACCATTCGTGAGAACCAACCTTCAGGTCTTGACGACTTTGGCGATGAGGTTCCGCCTGACACGATCGTAGAGCATACGTTCACAGGCATTCGCGAGAACTTCGATGCATCCTGGATGGCGCGTGCACTTATTCCTGAAACTGATGTGAGCATTTTGATTTTGCTCCAATCAGTCAATCCTCTGTACCAGCCGAAGCAGGATGATTTGGTTTTCATTGAAAAAATGTGGCACAAGATTAGACGCATTTTGAAGATTGACCCAGCTGGCGCGTCAATCCAATTGCAGTGCTACGTCGTACAAACACCGGATACACCATGACAGAACCAGTAGCACAGAATTTCGTAATTGGACTGAAGCGATCATCGCTTGAAGGGCGTTTGATTTTCGCCTGCCCTCATTGTCAGGCCCCGGGCGTATTTCACAAATCACAGCACATTCGCGAGGGCTGGCCTGGATGTTTCGATCCAACTCGTGATCAGCAACCAGTTGGTAGGATTTGCCCAAATTGCAAAAAGCCCAGGTCAAAAGATCAGGACCTCGGGGAGTTGAAAGCCTCTCTCCCTTTATGGGTGTGGAAGACAGTACTCGGCATCAAGTGGCTGATTGTCGGGGCACGGAACATTCAAGGCCACTTTCGGAGACATAAACCATGCAGTTGAAATTTACGGTGCACAATCCCCACGACACTCCGATCTCTAAAATGGCGGAAATCGGCGGGGAGCTTACTTCCGTGTCCATCAATGGATTCGAAGTTGAGTTGAAGTCCGACGACCTTAGCCATGGTGGTATGAAGCTTCGCTTCTTTGGTTCTGCTGCAACGGAAGCCCGCGCATTGTTCGTTAATGACGCACCGATCGTTGTTAGCTTGAGCTCCCCTGCTGCCGAATAAAATAAAAAAAAAAGAGCGTAGAAACGAAATGGCAAAGCCACTCCAATCTCTCAAGATGCCGCCGAAGGTGAGGACTTCTCACCCGGCGGTGAAAGAAATCAACGACTACGCAGCAGCTAGTCTTGCCGCGCAGCGTCATTACAAAGCCGCCATGATCGCGGGTAAGCGTGCCATACGTGTTGATCCCTATTCGAAAGAAATATGGTCGAATATCGGCACATACTATTTCAATCTTCGCGAGTATGAAGAAGCCGAGGCGTGTCTGCTGCGATCCCTGTCTATCGATCCCGATTATGCGACTGCGCTTTGCAACCTTGCTTTGGTGTATGGAGCGACACGTCAGTGGGACAAGGCCGATGACCATTTCGCAAAGGCTCAGTCTAGCGATCCCGAATATCTTGCGACCACATGGGATTGGTCATTGTCGAAACTTAGACGCGGTGACTACGCGAATGGTTTCAAGGATTACGAAGTCAGGCTCAAGTTCAGACCACAGGCGTATCCCAAGTGGCCCGCACCATATTATAACGGAGAGCCTTTAAACGGCAAATCCGTGTTCCTGATCGGTGAGCAGGGGATCGGTGACACGATCATGTTCTCCCGCTTCTTACCATGGTTACACGCGCAGGGAGTCAGGATATACCTATGCGTGTCGCAACAGGTGACCTCCCTGCTTTGGGAGTATAATGACCTGGTCCAATTCATTCCTGAAGGCATTCCCGTTCCAAAGACCGACTATTCGATGGCGATGGGCTCGTTGCCGTATTGGTATGGGATGCTTACTCCCGATGACTTACCGCGTGATCCAGGATTTATTCGTCGCCGTGTTGTTGACTTCATGGCAAAGGAAAGCGCGGACCTACCCGTACCCCTTGCGCCAGATCCATTCAAGATTGGTATCGTGTGGACGGGTAATCCAGCAATGGATCGCAACGAAGAGCGTTCCATCCCTCTTACGCAATTAGCGCGACTTGCGGAAGATCCTCGAGCATGGCTGTATTCGTTTCAATGCGGTCCTGGTCAGCCGGATATTGAAAAATTCGGACTGAACCAGTTGGTCTGCGATTTATCTCCCGCGCTTATGTCTCGAGGACTGGTTGGCACTGCGGCGGCTCTTATGCAGATGGATTTAGTCGTAACCTGCTGCACGATGACGGCGCATCTCGCAGGTGCGCTCGGCATTCCCTGCTGGTTGCTTCTATGCTATGACTCATATTGGCCGTGGTTGCTGGATCGTGAGGACAGCCCGTGGTATCCTTCGCTTCGCCTATTTCGTCAGACGCTGCCCGACAATTGGACTTGGGTGCTCAACAACGTGGTGAAGGAACTTGACATTCATATCTCACAAAAAAGAGGAAAATAGATCATGGTCAGTCATCATGATCAGTATCAGGCGTTGTTGATTTTGGGATCAAGCCGCAAGCCAGCAAAACGTTATCATAGGCATCGAATAATACCGGGATATGCGGGTGGGAAGTACACACAAAACAACATTGCCTACTTGACACGTCTAGAGCATATCAAGGTTCATCGTCTCAGGTATAAGCTTTATTTAGATCGCAGGGATCTATTGGCGTGTAAGCTTCTTGGAGACGCATTATCAGAAGTCGAATGGTTAGCGTGCGCCCGTGAGGGTGGCAGAGTTACTGGCGCGATGTTTAAAAGAGAAAAGCGCGGCGTTTGTGGTCGTACAAAAAAGCAGATGTCAATCGATGGTAGAAATGCTGCCGCTTTTACTCCCTTAGAAGCTCGTAGACGTGGCGGAAAAGTCACGGGCAGTTTGATGCGCAGGACTAAGAAGGGCATTTTTGGCATTCCCCCTAAGCAAGATAAAATAAATCGTGCTAAAGGCGGAAGGGTTGCGGGTACGTTGATTTCATATCACGACCGCACCAAAGGCGTCATCGGCACTGTATGGGCGACTGATGGTAAATCTAATCTTCGCCTAAAGCCAGCAGATAAAATTCCAAAAGGATTTTATTTTGGTAGGTCGACGATCAAATCTAAACCTCTAGATAGAAGGAATTAATCAAATGGCAAATGCCGCTACGGCGACTTATGCCGGCCGCTCGCTGATTTGGGCGTTCGTCAAAGCTGTTGGCTCTCCCACCGAGCCCAAGAATATTGGTTGGGGTGATAGTGCAGTCACGGGTTCCGCGAACTCGGACGTGGCTCTGTTCAAGCCACAGACTGAAGCACGCGTGGCAGGCACGTCGTCGCTCATCAGTACAACGCAGTTGGCTGATACCTATCAGGTGACGGGAACGATTACGTGTTTGGTCGGTGGTAAGACCATCACGGAAGCAGGTCTGTTCGATACGACAACGGCAGCTTCGACAACGACGATCTCGACCACGTCGCAGACGAGCGGTGCGACGACGCTAACGCTTACGGCAACGGTTGGTCCAGCTTCTGGCAACTTCTACATCCAGGTGGAAAACGAAGTCCAGTTGGTTACGGGCGGTCAAGGCACGACCCTTGCTACCGTGACGCGTGGTGCTCTCGGCTCATCTGCCGTTGCTCACGCGATTGGTGCAGTTGTCACGTCCGG